AAAAGATTTCTTCACTGATTGGACTACAAGGGATGTATTAAGTGGCAGAGTAAATACCCAAATTCAAGATGCAATAATCGAGCGTTTGGTAAATGGTATTGCTGCTAACCTTGAAACAGTAATGTGGACAGGTGCAAATGCAACAACAGGTCAATTCGATGGATTCAACACATTGATTGATGCTAACGCAGGTGGCGATATCAATTTCGTTTCATCACCTGTGGCATTGACATCAGGTAACATCATCGAAAAGATTTGGGCGTTGGTAGCTAAATCACCAACAGCAGTAAAAGGTTCAGCTGAAAAGCCATTGATCTACATGAACAATGCAACGTTTGAACTTTACATGCAGGCACAAATTGCAGCAGGCAATGGATGGTATGCAACAGCAGGTCCCGAAGTAGCACGCAGATTCGTTGGTATGTACGAAATCGCAGTATGTCCGGGCATGCCTAACAACACTATGTACATGGTTCAAAAATCTAACTTGCATCTTGGTACATGGTTGACCAATGACATGAATGATGTATCTATCATCGACATGACACCACTTGATGGTTCACAAAACGTTCGTTATGGCGCACGTTTCTATCTTGGAGCACAGATTGCAGTAACTGCTGATGTTGCAGCATACGGTCCTGGTCTATCTTAATAATAAATAATATAACCACTGCATGCATTCACGTGTGTGCAGTGGTTTTCACCAATTAAAAATTTACAACTATGCCATGTAGTTTGACGAAGGGCTATACATTAGATTGCCTCGAAGGTATCGGCGGTGTTAAAGAGGTCTTTATTGCTAACTGGGATGATTTTGATTCAGGTATTACGTTTGATAACGCAACAGGTGAAATTGATACATTGCCTACTGCGACTATCTTTCGTTATGTACCATTCAGATCATCCGCATCATACATTGAAACGCCACAAAAGAATTTGGAAAACGGCACATTGTTTTTCGAGCAAAAAGTAGGTTGGACATTCGGTAAATTGTCGCAAGACAAGCGCAACGAATTTCTGAATCTTGCCAAAGCAAAGTGCATCATCTTTGTTCGCACATTTGATGACCAAATTTTGTGTGTTGGTTATGGTAGTGGTGCATTCATGACAGAAGGTAGCGTGCAATCAGGTCAGCAAAAAGCAGATTTGATGGGATATCAAGTGATGTTTACTGCTGAGGAATTAGAGCCAGCATCACATTTGGAATCATACACGACTACACCATTCGATAACTTCGGTGATATCACCGTTGATCCGCCTTACAGCGTTGTATCATAAGTTAGTCAATAAGTAATTCAAAAGGGCAGGTATAACGCCTGCTCTTTTTTTTAATTTAGTAAACCAATGATTTATCTAATTACAGATACAGCAAATCAAACCGTGCGATTGTCATTGGATGAAGGCAGGCAGTATTACGCAACAGCATTTACTGATTACCTGATTGTATTAACGCACGAAGAAAACAGCACAGTGGGTAATGAATTGGCACAGGTTGCCACCATTGTTGCAGAGAATAGAAGATACACGCAGCTTACCATTACCACAGATACACTAACATTAGCCGGGCGTTATCGCTATGAAGTGTATGGACAAAATTCAGCAGTCAACACTGATCCAACAAATGCATCAGTAGTAGGATTGATTGAACGCGGAACAGCTGTACTTACAAATAATACTACTTATTACGATGTCGCAGACAACACCATCGAAGATGACATTATCTACCACTGATAATAAACCATTGCCATCTGATGTAATGCATTTGCAGATGGCTGCTTACTCACCTGTTGCTGATACTGAAAAGGTAGATCGCAAAGGATGGGTAAATTTTGGTGATGACAATTTATTTCCAATGTACCTGCGTGAATTGTCGCAGACATCACCTACACATGGTGCATTGATTAAAGCAATCGGTGATATGATTGCAGGTAAAGGTGTATCATCAGAGCAATACCAAAACGAATTAGATGCATTGCATGTTGATACGGTTGTGTATGGTTGCGCACATGATTACAAATTGCATGGTGGATTTTATATTGAAGTCATTTGGTCCAATGATCGCAGCGTGATTTCCAAAATCAATCACATACCATTTGAAGAATGCCGTATCGCTGTTGATCAAGATGACGAATCAGAGATTGGTATTTATCATTCACCTGATTGGTCTAACCTGCGTAAGAAAAAAAATGCACCAGCGTTCATTCCTAAATTCAATCCGCTCACAAAGATGGAACATCCGGTGCAGGTGTATTGGTGTTTCACTTATACAGGTAGTCAAATATATCCACGTCCTGATTATTGGTCAGCAGTGAATGCGATTGAAACAGATAGATTGATTTCTATATTCCAATGTAATCTATTGAGCAATGGAATGTTTCCAAGCACTGTTGTAAATTTCTATAATGGTCAGGCAACACCCGAACAGAAGATGGCATTGATGCGTGATTGGGAAAACAAGCTGACAGGTGCAAGCAATGCAGCCAAAGTGATGTTCTTTTTTAATGAACGTGAAGCGCAGAAAACAGAAATCGAAGCGTTCCCAATTAGCGATCTTGATAAGCAATTTGACATGATCAATTCGCAAACGCAAGAGAAGATAATTACAGCGCATCGTATTGTCACACCATTGCTTGTTGGATTACGTAGTGGCACTGGCTTTGGAAGCAACAAGGATGAGATGGCAACAGGTTTGGAAATCCTGACCAATCAGGTGATTGAACCTGCACAACGTAAAATCAGCGATGCATTGGTTTACATATTAGGTGAGCAGATGCCTAACCTTGCATTCAATATCAAACCAAACACACCACTAACAACACAGCAGGCAGAAGCAGCAACAGTAGATGGTGGCACAACAGATGTAGCAGCAACAGCATTGAATGGTGCGCAGATTACATCATTGGTGGATATCGTAATGCAAGCAGCATCCGATATGTTGCCTGTATCATCAGCAAAAGCAGTGGTGCGTGCATCGTTCCCAACACTATCAACTGCACAGGTGGATGAAATTTTCAAGGATGTACAGCCCGGAAGCATTGCACCATCGCAGATTCAGCAGTCATTGTATAAAAAAAAAGTAGATGAAGCATTCGATGATGATGCAGTAGCTGATGCACTCATTGAATTAGGCGAAGATGCGCAAGAAGATTGGGTGTTGATTGATGAATACGAAGTGGATTACGATACAGATGATGCAGACAATGAGCGTATCATGTCGCACAATTTTGTAAGTACAGGAAGCGCACGACCAAATGCAAAATCAGAGCAGGACAAAACCATTGATCAAGTAAAGTTCTATACACGTTACAAATACAGCGGTGAAATCAAACCAAATTCACGTGCGTTTTGTCGCAAAATGATTGCTGCTGATAAGCTGTATCGCAAAGAAGATATCATGCAGATGGGCAATAGGATTGTGAATGAAGGATGGGGTCCACGCGGAGCTGATACATATTCGGTGTGGTTGTTTAAGGGCGGTGGGGCATGTGGCCATGTGTGGCGGAAAATGACTTTCGCAAGTGCAAAAGGATTTGGATTGGATTTGTCTAATCCTGATTTAAAAGAAGCATTGGATGTACGTGTAAAGAAAGCAGGTTATAAGGTGCGCAATAATCCAAAGGTGGCACAACGCCCAATTGACATGCCTTACAATGGCTTTCTACCTGATAATCCACGATTCGGTAAATAATAAAACACAGACAAATGGCAGAAGTATTATTCATCAACGAAAACTACATAAAGAAATACACCACCATCAACGGTGCTGTTGATCCTAATCTATTGTACCCGGCAATCTACCTGTCACAGGACAAATGGGTTGGTCCATTTTTAGGTGATGACCTGTTGAATAAATTGAAAACGGATGTATCTAATAACACTGTTGCTGGCAATTATCTCATACTGCTTGAAGATTACGTACAAAAAGCTGTGTTGTGGTGGACGATGGTTGAAGTCCTGCCTAACCTTACTTACAAAATTGACAATGGATCATTGGTGCAACGCATCAGTGAAGATGTGCAGGTGATTGGCAACACGACATTAGGTGATTTTATTGATCGTGCAAAAGCGAATGCTGAATACTATACAACGCGATTGGTTGAATACCTGTGCGCCAATAGCCATTTGTTCGTTGAATACAGCAGCAACGTTTACCCGGAGCGTTCACCACGCACTGATGTGATGAACATGCAGAATTACATATTTACAAGTGGCAACACAGCCACATCATACAAGCAACAAACGTACACCAATCTATTACCTAAATTACCATTATGAGCGTTGATCGCAAACAGCTTAAAAAGGAATACACACAGCGGTTAAAAGATTATGAGAGAGCAATGTTGCAGGCATTAAAATCACATGCAAATTCTACATCTAAAAAAAGGAATGCAGATAGCACTGATAACAATGGCAGATGAACATTACGTGCGCGTAGGTAACACGTTGCCCACTGCACCATTCGTTGATATGGAAGGTGAAGTATGGACAGCGAATAATGTGGATGTATATCTGTGTGCAGAGAGCGAAGATTTACTTACTGATCCATCGTACAATTTGCGTGATGTACACAACTACCTGTATGCGCTCGTGTGCGATGATTTACCTGATTACTTAATTCAATCACCATCTAACAATTGACATGAAATTCATTGACAGCATTATTCATTGGTTATCTGATTGGTCACTATATATCACTAGCATCATGATTGGTGTTACTGCAAAAATCAGTTATGAGATACGCAGTGGTCGCAATCTTAAATTGGTGCAATGGATTTGGATATTGACTGCATCGGTTGTGTGTGGTTATGGTGCATCAGTGTTTTGTAGGTATAACGAATGGACTGCACAAAGCGGATTTATTGTGCCTGCTGCCACGTTAACAGGTGAACGCATCCTGATTTATGTGATGGATAATTGGAAAAAATGGTTACTGAAATTGGCTAAATAAAAAACGCACCATTGCTGATGCGTTGTTTTACCTTAACCTTTTGATGTAATAACAAAACCTCAATATGAGATGCGTTCCACGTTTGGATTGCTTAATCAAATATATATATTATGCCTGATAAAAAAACCCTGTTTGAAAAATTAAAGGAATCAAAATTTGGACAATTTGTGTCCAATAAAATCACACCGGTTGCTGGCGATATTTTAGAAGTCGTTGGTGATATCACAGGTGTTGAAACCATTGAACGTGTAGGTGAATTCCTGAATAAGAAAAAGGATGAATCACCACAGCTACGTGATGCTGCTATTGAATTTGAACAGTACAAATTGCAGTGGCAATTAGAGATTCAACAGCTGTTGCTATCACATGAATTAGAAGTGTACAGAGAAGAAGTAAAGGATCGGGATTCAGCACGCACACGCGAATCATCATTCACTGCATCATTGGGCAAACGTGATTGGTTGATGGCTGTGGTGGTGATCAGTGGATTGCTTGCATTGATTGGTGTGATTACAACACTGGTGTTTGTACAGATACCTGCGGAAAATCAGCGATTAGCTGACATGTGTTTTGGTGCGGTGATGTCTATTGGTGCATCCATCTTTTCGTATTACGTAGGTAGCAGCAAATCAAGCCACGCAAAAGATGAAACAATAAAAGCAATTATCCATGAGCAGAATCAAGGTCAGTGAGTATTTCCATTTGGATGAATTAGTGCCACGTTCACTAATCATTAGTCGCGGTGAAAATGCATTACAAGTGATGGACATGCGCATCATCAAAGCAGCAGACATGATACGAGCTGAATTAGGTGAAGCAATCTTCATCAACAATTGGTTTGGCGGTGGATCATTGGACGAATGTGGATTCAGATACTGCACCACGACAACAGGTGCGAAATGGTCACAGCATAAATATGGCAGAGCATTAGACCTGCATTGCAAATCAGGACCAGCAGCTATGTTAGCTGTAGTCAAAAAATTAGAGCAGCAATTTATAGATGCGCAATTGCTCACCACATACGAGAACATCGCAGCAACACCATCATGGTTGCATATTGATTGCAGGTGGACAGGATTAGACAAATTGCTAATGGTGAACCCATGAGCAGAAGTAAATACATCCACCACTTTTATGCTATCTATGCGGATGCATCACGCACACCACGCAGGCAATTGTGCGCAGCTATATTGAATGAACACAATTACAGCATCACGTTGGATGCGTTTTATCGGTTGTATAAAAAATGGAAGCATGATACCTATGGTCCTG